GTTTGTTACGTTGGGAACTGCAGGCGCAGGTATTCAAACTATTACGGGGGGAGCCGGTATCACCGCAACTACCGCAGGAAATGCCTCTACAGTAGAGGTTGATTACTTAGGCTTAGACAATGTCATTTTATCTTCCGCTGCTTTAGTAGGGGATATTAGCGGAACAATGCAAATCCTTGTTAATAACGGAAGTAACAATGCGGTAAGAGCCGCAGTTAGTTCACTTCCTTTTGGAACAGGAGATGGAAGCGTTACAAGCGTAGGTCTAAGCACCAACATCGCTGCTTTTGTAGTGGCCTCAAGCCCTATTACTACAAGTGGAGTCATTACATTAAACCTTAGTGGAGGTAGTGTAGGTCAATTCTTGAGACAAGATGGTACTTGGGCTTCAGTTCCTGCAGGGTATAACGGATGGACAATTCGAGGTGATGCCGGTACGGATGTTGTTGCAAGTGGAGACATTGTTGATATTGCAGGCGGAACAGGTATCTCTACAAGTCTTGGCGTTGTAGGTACTACAAATACTTTAACTGTTACTCTTGACAATACATTAGTAGTTGCCGGTGCCTACACAAGTGCTAACATTACTGTAGATGCACAGGGTCGTATTACGGCAGCAAGTGCAGGTGGTGCAGGAACTATGACATCTTTTGATGTAACAGGAGACGGAGGAACTGCTCAAACCATTGCTAACGGTAACACGTTAAGTATTCTTGGTGGTACGGCCTTGAGTTCAATTTCAGGTGCTACAGACAAGGTTACTATCAACCACGATGATATCGGTACTGCAGGTACATTCGCTTACCCTTCTTCGATTGTTACTAACGCTCAAGGACACGTTACTTCAGTTGTTGCAGGTGTTGCTCCGGGTACAATGAGTTCATTTAGTGTTGGAGCAGACTCAGGTACTGCTCAATCAATTACTAATGGTAACCAATTAAGTATTCTTGGTGGTGTAGGTATTGTAACTGCGGCAAGTGCTACGGATACAATAACTATAACAACTGATTTAGACGAATTACCATCATTATCTGCAATAGGTTTTGATAATGATATAGTATTCTTACAAGACCAAAATACTCAGGGTAGAGTTGCAATGTCATCTGTGCCTTTAGATTATTGGGGTGCTCCTGATGGTGACTTAAATATTGATACGCATAAACTTATTAATGTTGTTGACCCTACTCTTGCTCAAGATGCTGCTACTAAAAACTATGTAGACACCACGTTTGCAGGTTCAGGTGCTCTTATCTACCAAGGTGGATATGATGCAAGTACTGCACCTCCATCAGCAGGTGTTAAGCAAGGTTGGACTTATGCAGTTACTGTTGCCGGTACAGGTGGTGGTTTCTTCAACCCTGCTTTAGAGGTTGGTGATTTGATTATTGCTAATAGCAATACTCCAACAACTGCTGCGGATTGGACTGAGATTAACAAGAACATTGACGTTGCAACTGCAACTGTTCAAGGTATTGCAAACTTCCCAACTGCAGGAGGTCTTAGTGTTTCAGCAGGCGCGGTTAGGTTAACAACAACAGGACCTGGTGTAGGTAGTGTAGGTTCAGCGTCTCAATCTTTAAGTATCACAACTGATGATAAGGGTAGAGTTACTGCAAGAAGTGCACAAGCAATTGCAATTACTTCAAGCCAAGTTACCAACTTCTCAGGGTCTGTGAGTGGCATTATTTCGGCACAGAAATTTGTAGATAGCATTGGTGATGGTGTATCAACTTCTATTGTAGTAACACACGGTTTAGGCACCTTTGATGTTATGATTCAGTTTTATGATAACGAGAATGGAGAGACTATTATTACAGGGTCGACAAGACAAACCCCTGATGATATTCTTGTAACATTTACAAGTGCTCCGGCTGCGAGCCAAATCAGAGTTATGGTTTATGCTATGGCCTAAATAAATAAACATTAATTGGGGTGTGTCTTTAAGGACACACCCCTAATTAATAAAAGAAATAAACTTAATTAAAAAGATAATTAATGTCAATCACTATATTAGACTCAACTTCAATAGACGGAACATTAGTCGTAAGTTCGATAGCAAATGCCACTGTAGATACTGATAAATTTTTAGTATCAGATTCAGGAATTTTAAAATATCGAACCGGTTCTCAGTTACGTAGCGACATCGGTGCGGGAACAGGAAACGGAAGCGTTACTTCTGTCAGCGGGGCGGGAACAGTGAGTGGCTTAACGCTAACAGGGACTGTTACTACATCAGGTAGTTTAACATTAGGCGGGTCTCTTGCTTTAACAAGCCTTCAGATTACAACAGGTTTAGGGTTTACCCCTTATAATTCAACCAACCCATCAGGGTATACTACAAACACGGGTACGGTTACAAGTGTGGGAACGACAGGTACAGTTAGTGGACTAACACTAAGCGGTACGGTTACTACATCAGGCAATCTTACTTTATCAGGAGCATTGGTACTTACAAGTGCAAATATCACGACAGGTTTAGGATATACACCTTATAACGCAACTAACCCATCAGGGTATACCACTAATACAGGAACAGTTACATCAATTGGTGTTGCTGCAGGAACAGGTATGTCGGGAGGAGGCACGGTAACTACCGCAGGTACTGTTACACTAACCAACTCAGACAGAGGTTCTTCACAAAATATATTTAAAAATGTAGCCGTATCGGGTCAGACTACAATTGTTGCTGATACAAACAACGACACATTGACACTTGCTGCGGGTAATAATATTACTCTTATTACGGACGCTGCTACTGATACAGTTACAATTACTGCTAACATAAATCCCGGGGACATTACGGGAGTAACTGCCACCTCTCCTTTGACGGGTGGGGGAACTTCAGGTACTGTTACGGTTGGAATTCAAGAGGCAACATCATTACAGAGTGGATATTTATCTAACACTGATTGGACAACCTTTAATAATAAAAGTAATACCACAGGTACTGTAACCTCCGTTGGGGGAACAGGAACAGTAAGTGGGCTTACGTTGTCGGGTACGGTTACCTCTTCAGGCAACCTTACTTTAGGTGGAACTTTAGCATTAACAAGTGCAAACGTGACGGGAGCATTGGGATACACTCCTTACAATGCAACGAATCCTTCGGGCTATACAACTAATACAGGTACAGTTACAAGTGTCGGAATTTCACACGCAGGTAATGCGTTTACTGCAGGCTCTGCAGTTACAACAACAGGCACCCTTGCCATCACAATGGCAGGAACTGCTGCACAATATGTTAATGGTCTTGGTAACTTAATTACCTTCCCTTCTATTCCACAGGGAGACATTACTGCAGTTGTTGCGGGTACAGGAATTAGTGGTGGCGGAACATCGGGAAGCGTAACAATTACAAACTCCGATAGAGGTTCTTCACAAGACATATTCAAGCATCTTGATTTTGATGGTGTTTTATTTGATGCAACAAACAATGATGACACTGCTACATTTAAAGCGGGTACTAATGTAAGTTTTGCAGCAGACCCTGCAACTAAGATTGTAACTATTAGTGCTACGTCTAACCCCGGAGATATCACAGGTGTTATTGCAGGCACAGGTCTTAGTGGGGGTGGTACAAGTGGTACGGTGACCTTAACAAACAGTGCACCAAACGTAAGTACAAACCTTACTACAACTGCTGCGGCAACCACGTTAACTGTCAATAGTTCTGATGGAACTAATGCTATATTACCTGCTGCTACAACAACAGTTGCAGGTGTAATGACGGGTGCCGACAAGTCTAAGTTGAATGGCATCGCTGCAGGAGCGACTAACGTAACCAATAACAATCAATTAACTAACGGTGCAGGGTATATAACTTCATACGTTAATACCACGTATACTGCGGGAACGGGACTCCTTTTAACGGGTACGGTCTTTAGTAACACAATTACCAATAACAACCAATTAACTAACGGTGCAGGATATACCACAAACACAGGAACTGTTACAGGTAGTGGTTCATCAGGAAGAGTTGCGTATTGGAATTCAACAAGCGGAATAACAAGTGATGCAGGATTAACATTTAACGGCAGTACAAATGCTTTAACTGTTAGTGGAGCAGTTACTTGGAGTGGAGGTGGTTCAACAGAATCTAATGCTGCATATGATAATATGGTTACAGGTTTTGGTAATTCAGGTACATCAACCAAAACTCTTACGCTAACACAACAAGACGGTGGTACTTTAACAACAAGTTTCAGTATCCCTCAAGGAGACATTACAGGGATTACCGCAGGCACTGGTATCACAGGGGGCGGTACATCCGGAACGGTAACTATCACAAACAGCGATAGAGGTTCTTCACAAGACATATTCAAGCATCTTGATTTTGATGGTGTTTTATTTGATGCAACAAACAATGATGACACTGCTATATTTAAAGCGGGTACTAATGTAAGTTTTGCAGCAGACCCTGCAACTAAGATTGTAACTATTAGTGCTACGTCTAATCCGGGTGACATCACAGGTGTAACCGCAGGCACAGGTCTTAGTGGGGGTGGTACGTCAGGCACAGTTACCCTAACGAATGCCGCACCAAACGTAAGTACAAACCTTTCCACTACTACTGCTGCAACCACATTAACAGTTAATAGTTCAGACGGTACAAATGCTATATTACCTGCAGCAACAACTACAGTGGCAGGTGTTATGACAGGTGCCGACAAATCTAAATTAGACGGCATTGCTGCAGGTGCAACCAATGTAACTAATAACAATCAACTTACCAATGGTGCAGGGTATATTACCTCGTATGTCAATACCACGTATACTGCAGGTTCAGGCATAACATTAACGGGTACGGTATTTAGCAATGCTGCACCTAACATTGTTCAGACTACAGTATCAGGGAATGCGGGTTCTGCTACAGTATTACAGACTGCAAGAACTATTGCGGGTGTATCTTTTAATGGGAGTGCTAATATATCTCTGAATAACAATGCTATTACCAACGGTGCAGGCTATATCACTTCATACGTTAACACAACCTATACTGCGGGGTCAGGCATAACTTTAACAGGAACAGTCTTCAGTAATGCTGCTCCCAACGTAAGTACAAACCTTACAACAAGTACTGCCGCTACCACGTTAACAGTTAATAGTTCAGATGGAACTAATGCAATATTGCCTGCAGCAACAACTACAGTGGCAGGTGTTATGACAGGTGCCGACAAATCTAAGTTGAATGGCATTGCTGCAGGTGCAACTAACGTAACCAATAACAACCAACTTACCAATGGAGCAGGGTATATAACTTCATACGTTAATACAACCTATACTGCAGGTACGGGATTGGCATTAACGGGTACGGTCTTTAGTAACACAATTACCAATAACAACCAATTAACTAACGGAGCCGGGTATACTACCAATACAGGAACAACAACTGCTTCTAATACTCAGACATTTACAAATAAGAGTGGTGCTATTTCACAGTGGACTAATGACGCAGGTTATCTAACCTCAGCAGGAGACATCACAGGTGTTATTGCAGGCACAGGTCTTAGTGGGGGTGGGACAACGGGCACAGTTACTCTAACGAATGCTGCTCCCAACGTAAGCACCAACCTTTCCACTACTACTGCTGCGACTACAGTTACAGTTAAAAGTTCTGATGGTACTGATGCTATATTGCCTGCAGCAACAACAACTGTTGCGGGTGTTATGACAGGTGCTGACAAGTCTAAATTAGACGGTATTGCTGCAGGTGCAACTAACGTAACTAACAACAATCAATTAACTAACGGTGCAGGATATACCACAAACACAGGAACTGTTACAGGGACAGTGTCAATGGTTGAAAGTGTTAATACAATAGCACAAAGAAATGCAAGTGGTTATTTACACGCATCATATTTCAATGGTACAGGAACATTTGCTACAAGTGGAGCCGCTTCAGGAATGGGCAACTTTACAGGGACAAATGGAACAGACACTTATGGAAGGTCTTACAGTGCAGCAGCAGCAAGAACATTATTAAATGTAGCAAACGGTGCAACTAACGTAACCAATAACAATCAATTAACTAATGGTGCGGGATATACAACCAATGTAGGTGACATTACAGGTGTCACTGCAGGAGCCGGTATTAGTGGTGGCGGAACATCAGGTACTGTTACTATAACCAATAGCGATAGAGGTTCTTCACAAGACATATTCAAGCATCTTGATTTTGATGGTGTTAGTTTTGATGCAACAAACAATAATGACACTGCTTACTTTAAAGCAGGTACTAATGTAAGTTTTGTATCAGACCCTGCAAATAAGAGTGTAACTATTGAGGCTACTGACACCAATACAACTTACTCTGCAGGTTCAGGCATAACACTAACAGGTACAGTATTTAGTAACGCTGCACCTAATGTTGTGCAAACAACAATTACAGGTAATGCAGGAAGTGCTACTGTATTGCAAACACCAAGAACAATTGCAGGTGTATCTTTTAATGGGAGTGCTAATATATCTCTGAATAACAATGCTATTACCAACGGTGCAGGGTATACCACTAACGTGGGTGACATTACATCAGTAGGAGTAGGTAATGGTTTAACGGGTGGTGGAACTTCAGGTGCGGTTACTGTTTCTATGTCGGGTTCTTATACAGGAAACTTCACTGCAACACAAAACATAACTGCTTACTCTGACGAGAGACTTAAAACAAACATAGAGACTATTCCTAACGCTTTAGAGAAGGTTAATTCACTTAGAGGTGTTACCTTTGATAAAGACGGAGTACGTGGCTTAGGAGTCATCGCACAAGAGGTAGAGAAGATTTTACCTGAAGTAGTGATAGAGGGTGAAGAATACAAGTCAGTTGCTTACGGGAACATTGTCGGTGTATTAATCGAGGCAATAAAGGAACTGACTAACGAGGTTGAAGAATTGAAAAGAAAATTAAATTAATATGGCAGTACCGGGTTCAGGAGCGATTACAATGTTGGGGTTAGCACGGGAGAGATTATATGGTTCATATGGCTCTGTGGCAATTCCTTCTTTCCCTATTACTCTTTTTGACTTAGTCAATGGCGGGGGGGCCAATGGTTTCCCTGCTCTAAACACTTGTGGTGTTATTCCTAATTACAGTATGGCATCGTGGTACTCGTATGACCAAACTGCACCTTGTTTTTGTGATATTGGGGATTGTTGTGAATTTGCCGTAGGCTATGACCCCGCTGACCCTTTTTCTGCTTGTTTTAATTGGAATATAGGTAATACGGAATTTCATTATCTATCAGTAGACACTATCCCCTATTATTTACCACCTTGGGTAAATGCTTCTCAAATATATGATGGAGACGGATGTGAACAACCTTCACCTCCGGGGTATTATGCTATGTTAGATAGTAATTTCGGTGTGGTTCGGTATTCTTATTGGAATGGCGGGAATTGGTCAAAAGCATTCACTTGTTAGTTATAATAAAAAAAAATAATTATCTTTGTATAAATAATAATTTAATCTAAAAAAAAATGGCACAATTAACTGACACAGAAAAAACTGAAATCACTAAAATGGTTTCTGAATTCAACATTCTTAAAATGCAACTTGGTGATACGTATATGAATCAGCAAGCAATTATGAAAAAAATTGAAGAAGTAAAAGAGGCGTACTCTAAATTAGAGGAAGAACTTATGGAGACATATGGTAAAGATGCCGTAATCAATGTTGAAACAGGAGATGTAAAACTTCCTGAAGAAACAAAGATGGAGGTTGCTAAATAAATGGGACTAATAAGCACATATGGCATAGTCACCTTAGCAACTGTTGATGATAAATTAATTGGCACTGATGTCGAAAGTTTAAATGCAACAAAGAATTTTGAGATATCTCAAATTCTTTCTTTGTTAAATGAAGCCGTAGTTACGTTGCCGATATACGCAACTAACACCGCTGCTTTAGCAGGTAAATTGGTGGCGGGAAATCTTTATCGTAACGCAGGGTCTGCAGGAAGTTCAAGTGTTGTGTGTGTTGTCTATTAAGACACACATAAAATGGATATAAGAAAAATAAGCATTGGTCCCGATTACAAAGGAGGGGCTATGCATTACATCGTTGGTCAAGACGTTTTAGGTGGTAGTCATACTATTCATCTAATTCGTTTTGACGCTATATTGGAATCAATTAAAATTTGGATTGAAAGAAACAATTCAAAAGAAATTGTACTTTGGAAAGAGTTTACCCATACGATGCCCATATCTATTGAATACAACATAAACTTTTAGCCCTATGACTGAGCAAAACTATTTAGACATTACTCAAGAAATTACTCTTTTAAAGAAACGCAAGTCAGATGCTACTTCTTTCGATGAAGAGATGAATATAGCAGACAAAATACACAACCTTCAGATGATTCTTGATGGCGTTAAGCCGATGGATACGTATGTTGACTGTATAGGGTGTGGCTCATAAACATATATATGAAATCTCCATTTGAATTTATAGTAAAACCGGTAGGAGGCAAGCGTTATGATAACATAAAAAAAATCGGGGGAACTGATTTTATTGTGAGCACATCGGAAGAGGACTTTAAACACTCTAACCGATACGCTGAGGTTGTCGAGGTCCCTATCTTATATAAAGGCCCTATCAAACCAAGCGATATATTGCTTGTCCATCACAACGTATTTAAGTTTTACAACGACATAAAAGGCGGACAAAGAAGTGGCAAAAGTTACTTTAAGGATGACCTTTTTTTTGTTGATGTAGAACAATTTTTTATGCATTACGATGGGGAAGAGTGGCATCCATATGATAGGTTTTGTTTTATTGAGCCTATCCCTACCATTGAATCTTATATCTACAAACCATTTAGCGAAGAACCTCTTATTGGCAAAATGAAGTACCCAAATGAGTACTTAAAAAGTCAAGGAGTAAAGGTGGGGGATTTAGTTACCTTTCTACCTGAAACGGAATATGAGTTTAATGTTGATGGGGAAAAACTATATAGGATGTACGACCATCATATAAGTATGGTGTTATGAGGCCAAAGGACAATAGAACTTATTTTAATGATGAATGGAATCACGTCCCTATAAAAAAAATAAAACGTATTAAAGATGAATTCAAAAGAAATAAAATTAAAAATAATCGAGGCGGGTCACCGAGCAGTGGAGCAACTGATTAAAGTTGCTCGAGAAGAAATTATTAAACACGACCTTGAGGATGGGTTGTCTGCCGATAGATTAAAAAACGCGGCAGCAACAAAAAAATTGGCAATCTTTGATGCATTTGAAATTTTAAGTAGAATAGATACAGAGCAAGAGGCAATTGAATCTTTAGATAAAGGAGAAAGCAAAACAAACACAAAACAAGGATTTGCAGAACGAAGGTCAAAATAGTATAATATATAGAGTCGTAGATAACTATATACAAAGCACAGTCCTTGCTAATAAAAATAAAGCAAAGAGTTGGGTGTATGGCTATGACCACAAAAATAACCTTGTTGTTATATCTAAAGATGGAACTATAGGAGAAGTAATTGATATCCAAGGATTAAAGATTGGGCTTCCTAAAACCCCAAGTATGTGTCTTCAAAGACACACAAAAAAAGAACAACAATATTGGGAACGACAAGAACTCCCTGCTGAGTTAAGTAAACTTCAAACCATATTTCAATGGAACACTATGCCTTCTGAGTTTAAAGACAGGTGGGTAGATTATATTGAGACAGAATTTGACAGAAGAGACAATGGGGTATGGTATCTTAATAACGGTATCCCAACCTATATAACAGGTGCTCATTATATGTATCTCCAATGGACATCTATTGATGTTGGGTATCCCGACTATAGAGAGGCTAATAGAATTTTATATATTTTTTGGGAGGCTTGCAAGGCAGATAGTAGGTCTTTTGGTATGGTGTATCTAAAGATAAGACGTTCAGGATTTTCTTTTATGTCCTCATCTGAATGCGTAAACACAGGAACTCTTGCAAAAAACGCAAGGGTTGGTATCTTGTCAAAGACGGGTGGCGATGCTAAAACAATGTTTACCGATAAGGTTGTTCCAATTGCAAATAGGTTACCATTCTTTTTTAAACCTATTCAAGATGGTATGGATAAACCAAAAACAGAGTTAGCGTTCCGAATTCCTGCCGCTAAGATTACTAAAAAAAATATGTACAATGCAGACACTAATGAATTGTACGGATTAGACACTACAATAGATTGGAAGAACACTGACGACAACAGTTATGATGGGGAAAAACTTTTGCTATTAGTACACGATGAAAGTGGAAAGTGGATTAAGCCAAACAACATTCAAAACAATTGGCGAGTTACAAAAACCTGTTTAAGACTTGGTAGCAGAATCATCGGGAAATGTATGATGGGCTCAACTTCAAATGCTTTGAGTAAAGGAGGAGATAACTTTAAAAAGTTATATGAAGACTCTAATGTGAATAAGCGTAGTGGGAACGGTCAGACTAAAAGTGGTATGTATTCACTTTTTATCCCAATGGAATGGAATATGGAAGGGTTTATTGATAGATACGGCCATCCTGTTATAGAATATTTAGACTCACCAATTCAAGGTATAAATGGGGAAACGATTTACCAAAGCGCATTAACATATTGGCAAGCAGAGGTGGACTCTTTAAAGAATGACGCAGATGCTTTGAATGAATTTTATCGTCAATTTCCAAGAACTGAATCTCACGCCTTTAGGGATGAAAGTAAAATGTCTTTATTTAATCTTACAAAGATATATCAACAGATAGACTATAACGATTCTTTAATCAAAGAACATCATATGACAAGGGGGTCATTTTCTTGGAAAGATGGTATAAAAGATTCAAAAGTTCTTTTTAGTCCTAATAACAATGGTAGGTTTTATATAGGATGGAACCCTAAGCCACAACTACAAAACAATGTTATTCAAAGAAACGGAATAAAGTTTCCGGGCAATGAACACATTGGGGCGTTTGGGTGTGACAGTTATGACATATCAGGAGTTGTTGGTGGGGGAGGCTCTAATGGAGCACTTCACGGGTTAACGACTTACCATATGGATGAAGCCCCTATAAATACTTTTTTCTTAGAGTACATTGCTCGTCCTCAGACGGCAGAGATATTTTATGAAGACGTACTAATGGCCTGTGTGTTTTATGGTATGCCCATCCTTATTGAAAATAACAAGCCGAGATTGTTATATCACTTTAAAAACAGGGGATATAGAGGGTTCTGTATGAACAGACCTGACAAGCAATATATAAAACTTTCTAAAACAGAAAAAGAACTTGGAGGTATACCTAACACAAGTGAAGATATCAAACAAGCACACGCTTCTGCAATTGAATCGTATATTGAAAAATATGTAGGGTTAGACTTAGAGGGCTCATATAGAGACGCAGGGGATATGGGAGATATGATATTTATAAGGACCTTAGAAGATTGGGCAAAGTTTGATATTACCAACAGAACTAAGCACGATGCTTCGATAAGTTCAGGATTGGCAATAATGGCAACTCAAAAGTCTATGTATTTAGGAGAGAAAAAAGAATCAAAAATAAAGATTAACTTTGCAAGATATAGTAATAAAGGAACAATTAGCGAAATTATTAGATGAAGGATGTTAATATAAATATCACATCTGCAGGGTTCCCAAGCCAATTTGTTTCTGACAAAGAGAAGGCTTCGGAAGAGTTCGGTTTGCAAATTGGACAAGCCATTCAGTATGAGTGGTTTAGAAAAGATGGAAACGGCTGCAGGTACTACGGTCAATGGAGGGATTTTCACCGCCTAAGACTTTATGCCCGTGGAGAGCAATCCGTGGCAAAATATAAAAATGAATTAGCCATAGACGGTGACTTATCTTATCTTAATTTAGATTGGACACCCGTTCCTATTATACCAAAGTTTGTTGACATTGTAGTCAACGGAATGTCTGATAGACTTTTTAAAGTAAAAGCATATGCACAAGATGCAATGTCTCAAGAAAAAAGAAGTGCTTATCAGGATATGATTGAGGGACAAATGGTTGCTAAACCAATCCTTGAGACTATTATGCAGAAAACGGGCGCAAATCCGTTTGTCACCGAACCGGATGAATTACCAAATTCAGATGAAGAGTTGGCATTGTATATGGAAATGAACTACAAACCTGCTATTGAAATTGCAGAAGAAACTGCTATCAATACTATTTTTGATGCCAATCATTATGATGACATTAGGAAACAACTTGATTACGACCAAACCGTTCTTGGAGTTGCGATGGCTAAACACGAATTCCTAAAGGGGGATGGTGTTAGGTTATCATATGTAGACCCCGCTAACGTGGTCTATAGTTATACAGAAGACCCTTATTTTAAAGATTGTTTTTATTGGGGAGAAATCAAAACTGTATCAATTACAGAATTAAAAAAGATTGACCCAACATTAACCAATACTGACTTAGAAGAAATATCTAAGTATGGTCAAGGTTGGTACGACTACTTTAATGTAGCGCAGATGCAACAGAATGATATATTCTATAGAGACTCTGCTACAATATTGTATTTCAACTACAAGACTACAAAAAATATTGTATATAAGAAAAAGGTAAAAGATAACGGTAATGTCAGTATGGTTGAAAAGGATGACTCCTTTAATCCGCCTGATGATATGATGCAAGAAGGGAACTTTGAAAAGGTTTCTAAAACTATTGATGTTTGGTATGAAGGAGTAATGGTTATGGGGACCAACATCATATTGAAATGGGAGATGGCAAAGAATATGGTAAGACCAAAGTCTGCTACACAACACGCTATCCCCAATTATGTTGCGTGTGCCCCAAGAATGTATAAGGGTACAATTGAATCATTGACTCGAAGGATGATTCCTTTTGCTGATTTGATTCAAATTACTCACCTTAAACTACAACAAGTTATTTCTCGCGTAGTGCCTGATGGTGTCTTTATTGATGCTGACGGTTTAAATGAGGTTGACCTTGGAACAGGCAATGCGTATAATCCTGAAGATGCTTTAAGATTATACTTCCAAACAGGTAGTGTTATTGGTAGAAGTTTTACTCAAGACGGGGACTATAACAACGCACGAGTGCCTATTACTCAGTTAACCGCTAACTCAGGCTCTGCTAAGACACAGATGCTTTTAACTAATTACAACCATTACCTAAATCAAATTAGACAGGTAACAGGTCTTAATGAAGCAAGAGATGCAAGTATGCCTGACCCTAACTCTTTAGTTGGTCTTCAAAAATTAGCGGCACTAAATTCAAATACCGCTACCCGACATATTCTTGACGCAAGTCTTTATATGTACAGGTCAATGGCAGAGGCTTTAACTTATAGAGTAGGAGATATTCTTGAATATGCAGACTTTAAAGAAGAGTTTATAAACCAAATCGGCAAATACAATATTAATATCTTAAACAGTATTAACGATTTGTATATATATGATTTTGGTATTTTTATTGAAGTCGCTCCGGATGAAGAACAAAAAGCAATGCTTGAACAAAACATTCAAATGGCATTGTCAAAAGGTGGTATAGATTTAGAAGACGCTATTGACATTAGAGAGATTAGGAATATTAAACTTGCTAATCAATTACTAAAAGCAAAACGTAAGTCTAAACAAGTAAGAGAAGAGAAAATGGCAATGCAGCAGCAGGCAATGCAGCAGCAAGGTCAAATGCAGTCTCAACAAATGGCTGCAGAAGCATCTATGCAAAAAGAGCAGCAAATACTTCAAGGCAAAATGCAACTCAAACAGGCGGAGATTTCTTTTGAAATTGAAAAAATGAAACAAGAGGCTATGCTTAAACAACAGTTAATGCAGACTGAATTCCAAATGCAGATGCAATTAAAAGGGGTTGAAGTGCAAGGACTGCAGGAAAGAGAAGGTAAAAGAGAAACTGCTAAGTCTGACAGAATTAGTCAACAAAACTCAGAACAGTCTAAGTTAATCAATCAAAGAAAGAATAACTTACCTCCTATGACTTTTGAATCTAATGAAGACAGTTTAGATGGGTTTGACTTTGCTGAATTTAATCCGAGATAAAGGGTCTATTATATAATTAATTTTTGACTAACTTTGTAATATAAATCAAATCTAATATGGAATTTAAAGTAAAAGAAGTAGGTGTAATCGAAGCAAAGTCTGTTCAGCAAGTTGAACAAGACCTTCTTAGCAAACACGCAGAGCAACAAAATGAATCTGTAAACCTACAAGTTAAAGAAGAAGAGCAAAATATTAACCTACAAGTTGATAGAACTCAAGCCTCAGAGTTAAGTGAGGAAGACGTTCTTGCATATATAGGAAATAAATACGGTAAGCAGATTAACTCTCTTGAAGAGTTTACCCGAGAAAGGGAAGAGGCCGAGCCTCTACCTGAAGATGTCGCTGCTTACTTTAGGTATAAAAAAGAAACGGGGCGTGGAATTGAGGACTTTGTAAAAATAAATAGAGACCTTGATGATGTCAACCCTGATAAGTTACTTCGTGATTATCTAACTGCTACCGAGAAAGGTCTTGATGCAGAGGATATTGATTCGATGATGGAAGATTATTCATATGATGAAGAATTAGATGATGAGTCTACC